CGCGATCATGCGGGCGCTTTTTCTATGTAGTAAAAAGTAAAGAGGGTGTCTTTTGTCAGCCATCAAGCACTACGATACAGCCAAACACAAGCGCTGGCGTGCAGCCGTGCTTCGCCGAGCCAAGTACCTCTGTCAAGAGTGCGCAAGGTACGGCAGGCGCACGCCGCAGGGCTTGCCTGTGTCAGCAACCATCGCGCATCACATCAAGCCCGTAGAAGATCATCCTGAACTGCGCCTCGACGTGAACAACGGCGAGGCGCTTTGCGCAGCATGCCACAATGCCAGGCACCCTGAAAAGGGAGGAATAAAAAGGTGATCCCCCCCTTATGGCATAAGGCTTTGAGACGCTTTGCCGACCGGGAGGGATCGCCTCTTCCCTCCAAGGTGAAAAAAAGGAAAAGGGGGGTAACGCATGAAACCCAGTATTCTCAAGGAAATCGCTCTGGAAAACCTACAAAAAGCGGGGTATAATCCGCGTAAAAACCTGCAAAAAAATGACCCTGAATACGAGGCGCTTAAAAAGTCCATTGTCGAGCTTGGGATGATCGATCCTATCGTGTGGAATGAGCGCACCGGTACTGTGGTCGGCGGCCACCAGCGGCTGACCGTACTGGTTGATCTTGGCTATACGACCGCTCCCTGCTTCGTGGTGGATCTTTCGCCTGAGCAGGAAAAGCAGGCGAATGTCCGGCTCAACAGCATCAAAGGCGTGTGGAACTATGACAAGCTGGCAGAACTGATTTCGGAGTTTACACCAGAGGAAGTCAGCGCCGCCAACTTCGATCCCAAAGACCTGCAGGCGCTGTATGACCGCGAAGATGAGCTTCAGGAGGATGATTTCGATGTGGAGGAATCGCTAGCCTCCCATGAAGAGCCGCGAACAAAGACCGGCGACATTATTCAGCTTGGCGACCATCGTCTGATGTGCGGCAGCGCCACCCTGACGGCAGATGCCGAGCGGCTGTTTGCCGGAAGGGTAGCCGACATGATCTTTACGGATCCGCCTTACAACGTGGACTACCACGGCGGCACCGGCGAGAAGCTCTCCATCCTGAACGATAAAATGGCGGAGGATACCTTCTTCAAATTCCTGCTGGAAGCCTTCACCAACATGACCGCGCACCTGAAAAGTGGGGGCGCGGTTTACGTTTGCCACGCGGACAGCGAGGGCGTGAAGTTCCGGCGCGCGTTTCAGGATGCCGGTCTATCCCTCAAGCAATGCCTGGTGTGGGTCAAAAACGCGCTGGTTCTGGGACGGCAGGATTACCACTGGCAGCATGAGCCGATCCTCTATGGCTGGAAGCCAGGCGCAAAGCATAACTGGTGCGGCGATCGCAAACAGTCAACGGTCATCCGTCCAGAGGATGTTGTGTCGGTGGAGCCGGACGGCGACGGTTTCCTGCTTTCCCTGAATGTCGGTTTTGAAGCGATCCGGATTCGCGTGCCTGCCTATGAGGTGGTCGCCCGTACTGAGCAAAGCTCCGTCATTCTGGAGAACAAACCAGCACGCAATGCCGAGCACCCTACTATGAAGCCCATCAAACTATGCGGTCGCGGCATCAAAAATTCCTCCCGGCGCGGCGAGATCGTTGCCGACTTCTTTGGCGGCAGTGGCTCCACGCTTATGGCGGCCGAGCAGCTGGAGCGTGTCTGCTACATGATGGAGCTGGATCCGCGCTACTGCGACGTAATTGTCGAGCGTTGGGAGAAGTTCACGGGAGGGAGTGCGGTCTGGCTTGATTAAAAAGCAACCCCAAACCGAGCAGCATTACCGCAACGATATCATCAAAAAAATGAAAGCGTTGGGCGTTTATCATGTAGAGTTCTCTCATACCGTCGATACGCTGGCGCGTACCCTGTACGACTATGACCGTACCCTCAAAAGCTTTGAGGAGTCGGGCGGTAACGTAGTCATCCGGTATACCAACAAGTCAGGCGCGACCAATGTCACAAAAAATCCCTACTACCTCGCGCTGGAGGGGATGCGCGAGGATATCCTTGCTTACTCGCGCGAGCTGGGATTAACGCCATCGGGCTTAAAGAAAATCAACGAGGCTTCCATGCGTCCGGTGAAGGCATCGGCGCTGGCGGAGGCGCTTAAGGCTTTCGGTGGCTGAGATCAAGGGGAAGTACGCTAATACGGTGCTGCAATACGCGCGAGGTGTTGTGGACGGGAGCATCGTCGCCGGAGAGGATCGTATCCTCGGCTGTCAGCGGTTTCTGGATATGATCCACTCTCCCATGTTCGAGGTGCGTACCAAGGACGCGGATTTCGTGATCGGCATCATCGAGGCGACGTTCAAGCACCGGCAGGGCGAAACGCTGGACACGACCCCGCTGCGTGGGAAGCCGTTTCTGTTGGAACCTTGGGAGAAGTTCTGCGTCTATGGCATGCTCATCTTCTTTTACCCTAGCACCAATGAGCGTGTGGTAAAAGAGGCATTTATCTTCATTCCGCGTAAAAACGGCAAAACGATTTTCGTTTCAGCGCTGTCGTGGGCGCTTGGCCTCCTCCAGCGTTTGAGCGGTTCCAAGGTATACGTAGTCGGCGCTGCGCTCAAGCAGGCTATGGAAACCTTCGGTAACTGGTCGTACAACATCGAACAGGTGCAGTACGGCAGCCGCAAGGAAGCGCAAATCGACGGCTGGCGGATCCTCGATAACAACATGGAGCACTCGGTCGCCAACGAGGACATCGGCGGAGGCTCCCTGCATCTGGTTGCGCTAGCCAGCAATCCGGATGCGCAGGATTCATTCAATTGCAATATTGTGGTGGCTGATGAAATCCACGCGTACAAATCCCCTAAGCAGTACAACATCCTTAAGGAAGCTACAAAAGCGTATACCAATAAGCTGGTCATCGGCATTACCACAGCCGGTGATGATGGTACGTCCTTCTGTGCACAGCGCCTTGCCTATTGCCGGAAGATCCTCAACGGCTCCGTTACCAACTGGGCCTATTTCATTTTCGTCTGCGCAGCGGATCAGGATGAAAAAGGGAACGTCGATTACATCAATCCCATCCAGCACCAGAAGGCGAATCCCAATTATGGCGTGACCATCCGACCGGCTGATATCATGAACGACGCGGAGCAGGCGGCTAACGATCCCCAGCAGCGTAAGGACTTTCTTGCTAAGTCGCTCAATATCTTCACGGCTTCTGTCAAAGCGTACTTCAATATCGCCGAGTTTAGAACCAGCAATCGCATAGCCGGGGAAGCGCTGGAGATCGATCCGGCATGGCCGCTGGCTAAAAAACTCAAGCACCTGGCAGGGCTAAACATCCGGTGGTATGGCGGCGCTGACCTTGCCAAACTGTATGATCTTACCGCTGGTGTTCTGCATGGCCAGTACGGGGATATCGACATTGCCATTTCCCATGCGTGGTTTCCCATTGTGGCTGCTTCTGTCAAGGCGGAGGAGGATAACATTCCGCTGTTTGGCTGGAAAGATGACGGTTGGCTGGATATGAGCAACGCACCTACCACCAACCACGCAGAGATTGTAAACTGGTTTATTGCCATGAAAAAGCTCGGTTTCAAAATCGTACAGGTCGGTCATGACCGCAAGTTCTGCCGCGAGTATTTCCTCGGTATGAAAAAAGCAGGTTTCAAGATCATTGACCAGACCCAGTACTTCTATCGCAAGTCGGAGGGCTTCCGGCACATTGAAAACAAAGCCAAGAACAACCAGCTTAATTACCTCGGTTCCGAAGCCTACGAGTACTGTGTACAGAATGTCGCCGCCATTGAAAAGACGGATGACATGATCCAGTATGAAAAGGTGGAAGATACTCACCGCATCGATATCTTCGACGCGGATGTGTTCGCCGTCGTGCGAATGAAAGAGGATATGGAAAAAGCAGGTAATACGAAGGGATGGGATTATCTTGAGTAAAAAGCGCAGATATGCCAGTCCAAAGAGCCGTGACGCTCCCATCGCGCAAAAGCGGGAAATGCAAGTGAATACGGGTTCTCTCCTGTGCAGCAACGCTGCATGGGATTTTTTCTGCTCCGAGGAGGGCTACAGGCCGCTCACCCAATGTCCGGAGGTGCAAATGTGTGCCTCGGTCTATGCCGACCTCATCGGTGCGATGACGCTGCACCTGATGCGAAACACGGCGCAGGGCGACGTGCGTGTGAAGGACGGGTTGGCACGCAAGCTCGACGTTGAACCCAACCGGTACATGACCCGGCAGGCGCTGGTGTCGCTCATCGTATGGACGCTGCTGCTGGATGGCGCGGGTAACCAGGTGACATATCCGAAATTCACACCGGACGGCTTTTTGGACGAACTGGTACCGCTCAAACCGAGCCGCTTGTCCTTTATGGCGAACGGTAACAGCTACCTGATCCGTTATGGCGCAGAAACGCTGCAGCCGGATGAGGTGCTGCACTTTGTGCTACGTCCGGATCCGGAGGAGCCGTGGCACGGCACCGGGTACAACGTGGCCCTGAACGACGTGGTGAAATGCATCCGGCAGGCGAACCAGACCAAGCGCGCGCTGCTCGAATCGCCTACCCCTTCCCTGATCGTCAAGGTGGATGGTCTGAAGGAAGAGTACCAAAATGCGGAGGGTCGCCGAAAGATTGCGAATCAGTATCTGGATGAAACAGATCACGGCCGACCGTGGTTCATCCCCTCCGAGGCGTTCACGGTGGAACAGGTGAAGCCGCTGACGCTCAACGATCTGGCGATCAAGTCCAACCTGGAACTGGATAAACGTTCGGTTGCGGCTATCTTCGGCGTTCCTCCATTTCTGGTCGGCGTAGGCGACTTCAAGAAGGATGAATTCAACGCCTTTGTCAAAACGCGCGTAATGCCCAGGGCAAAGCTCATTGAGCAGGAACTGACGCGCAAAATCCTGATCTCGCCGGATCTGTACTGGCGGTTTAACCCGCGCAGTCTGTATGCCTACGATTTATCCGAGATTGTGCAGGCCGGATCTGAAATGGTCGACCGCATGGCCATGCGTCGCAACGAATGGCGCGACTGGATCGGCATGTCGCCGGATGATGAAATGGATGAGCTGCTGGCATTGGAGAACTACCTGCCCGCAGATGAGCTGGGCAATCAGAAAAAGCTCGTAAGCGCCGGTGCAGAAAACAAGCCTGCAAAGAAACCTAAGGATGGAGGTGATGATAATGCCCAATGAACCCGGATTCCGCAGGTCGCACTGCTATCCGACCAGCTTTCGCGCTGTGGAGCAGGGCGCGGAAAAGTACATCGAGGGATACTTTGCCACCTTCACAGGTACCTACGAGCTGTGGCCGGGGGCTACGGAAAGCGTTGACCCTCATGCGTTTGACGGTACGCTTGCCGACGATATCCGTGCCCTGATCGACCACGAGACCCGGCTGGTGCTGGGGCGCACGAAGGCAGGCACGTTGGAACTGCGCGTGGATGAACACGGCCTGTGGGGGCGTATCCACGTCAACGCAGAGGATTCCGACGCGATGAACCTCTACTCCCGCGTTCAGCGCGGCGATGTAGATCAGTGTTCCTTCGGCTTTGAAATCCTCGATGAAAAAACCGAATACCGCGAGGATGGCTCCATCCACTGGATATTGCTCAAGGTCAAACTCTATGAGGTGTCCTGTGTGACGTTCCCTGCCTATGCAGACACCTCCATTTCCGCCCGAAAAGGCGATTTGGCACAGATCAAGAAGCGTGCGCTGGACGAATGGAAAGCGCGCATGAAAGGAAGGATCGAACACCATGGCACTCAGACAACTGATTCTCGGTAAGAAGATTCAAGCCCTGACCGCGCAGCGGGATGCCTTACGCACCGGCGACGCAGATTTTGCTACCCGCGCCGCTGCGCTGGATACCCGCGAGGCGGAGTTGACCGCTGCGCTTAATGAAATGACGGCGGAAACGGCGGAGAAGGACCGGCAGACAGTCGAAGGCGACGTGACTTTGCTGGAAACCGACCGCGCGGCGCTCACTCAGGAACAGGATACCCACAACCAGCAGGTGGCGGGTATTGAGGAACAGATTCGCACGCTCCAGCAGGAGCTGGACGATCTCAACGCCCGAGCGGCGAACCCCGCGCCGCCTGCCGCACCCGCTTCCAACCCGACCCATGAAAGAGAGGATGAACACCCTATGGCAAACCGTAACCGGTTCTTCGGCATGAACCTTCAGGAGCGCGATTCGTTCCTCGCCCGGCAGGATGTGAAGGACTTCCTGCAGCGTGTACGTGACCTCGGTCGCCAGCAGCGCGCGGTCACCGGCGCGGAGCTGAACATTCCCGATAATGTGCTTCCCCTGATCCGCGAGAACATCGACAAGTTTTCCAAGCTCATTTCCAAGGTTTACTTCAAGGCGGTGAAGGGTACCGCCCGTCAGAACGTTGCGGGCAGCATTCCTGAAGCCGTATGGACGGAAATGAAGGGCAAGATCAACGAGATCGGCCTTTCCTTTTCGCAGGTCGAGGTGGATGGCTACAAGGTGGCGGGTTACATCCCGATCAACAACAGCCTGCTGGAGGACAGCGACCTTTCGCTGGCTACCGAGATTCTAAACGCTATCGGTCAGGCTATCGGCTACGCATTGGACAAGGCCATTGTCTACGGCACCGGCATCAAAATGCCGCTGGGCATTGTAGCCCGGCTGGCGCAGACCGCCGAGCCTGACGGCTACGGTGAGAACGCCCGTCAGTGGGTGGATCTGCACACGAAAAACATTCTAGCCGTGCGCGGCGGTACGGCAGGCAACTATACCCAGCTTACGGGCATTGAGCTGTTCAAGGGCATTGCTAAAGCTACGAAGGTCGCCAAGGGCAAGTACAGCCGTGGCGTGAAGGTGTGGCTCATGAACGAATCCACCCACCAGACGATTAACATCGAAGCCATGAGCATCAACGCCAGCGGCGCGATCGTGTCGGGTATTCAGAATACCATGCCGGTCATCGGCGGTAAGATTATCGAGCTGGACTTCATCCCGGACGGCGATATCGTCTACGGCTACGCCGACGAATACCTGCTGGCGGAGCGCAAGGGCGTTCAGCTGGCCATGTCCGAACATGTGCTGTTTCTTGAGGATATCACGCTGTATAAAGGCACCGCGCGCTATGACGGTCTGCTGGTGATTGCCGAGGGATTTGCGGCCATCGCCATCGGCGGCGGTACGCCCACCATCAGCGTGACTTTCGTGGCCGACACGGCCAACGCGTAAGTGCGGTGTGAAAGATGGCAACCAGAAAGAAAAATACGGTGGTTGAACCCACCGAAACCACCGAACAGGCGGCAGCGATTGAACCCATAGAAACCGCCGAACAAGCGGCGGTGGTTGAACCTGTGGAAGTCACTGAACAGACAGCGGCGGTTGAACCCGTGGAAGATGCCGCGCAGGTTACAGAGACCAAACTTGCGAAGGGAAATCGGAAGGCAGCAGCATACCCGTATAATCGCACGCTGAAATTCGGTGCGGACGGCGAGGATGTGAAGGCATTGCAATAGGCGCTTTCCTCCTCTGGCCTTGACGTGGCGGTCAGCGGGGTATACGACCTGCGCACCGTGCGCGCGGTGCAGCAGTTGCAGCGTCAGAAGCGTCTACCCGAAACAGGGATTGTCGGTAAACACGATTATCCAACGTTGCTGGGCAACGAGTAATCCACCATGAGGAGGGCGCGTGCGGATGGCATACGATCAGACAACCACACTGGCGCTGGTGAAAGCCAGACTCAACCGGCTTGCGTCCGACACGACGCTGGATGACTACCTGACAAAACGCATTGAGGCGGCGGTCGCCGAGCTGGCGAGATCCGGCATTGTGCTGGATTCCACAAAACCGGATGACCTCATGTTCTGTGCTGACTACGTCGTTTGGCAATACCAAAACCGCGACGCAAGCGGAGCCATGCCCGACTGGCTCCGCTTGCGCAGGCGGGAAAGGTGGTTGCAACAGCATGATCCTTGACAGCGGGATATGTACCGTTCTGCGAAGAAACGACCGTGTCTTTGTACCAGTGTATCAGTCATGGTATAAGGAGCTTTCGTTTGAGACCCAGCCCTCCAAGGAAAATGAGAGCGAGGGAGTGCAAACCAATGCCCGTGTAAGGGTCTGTCAGTCGCGCTCCCTTGAAAAGGGCGACGCGGTGGTCCTGCGAAATACGAATACGCTTTCGGATTTCGAACCCTCTTATGAGATCATCCGCGCGTTTCACGGACAGGACGATGACAATGGCCAGCCGATTTCCGACCTGACCCTGACCGCATCGCTCATGACCGAGCCGCTCAAACTGGTGCCGGGCGTTATGGGTACCGACAGCATGGGTGCGAAAACCAACCGACCCGGCGCTGCCAACCGGCGCACCGTGGCGGCGGAGGTGCGCTCCCTTGGCGTTTCGGAGCAGTATCAGGGTATGGCTTATATCCAGAAACCCGAAATGAAGGCGTTCATCTACGCGGATGACTACGGCGATGAACCCTTTGTTATGCTGGATGGCTTGCTCTACAGCATTCAGAATCGTACCAAGAATGGTCTTAAATACGAGCTTGTCTGCAAGGAGGTGGAGGCATGGGATACGGCATTGTCGACCTGAGTTTAACCGGCATGGAAGAGGTGCAGCAGTTCTTTGATCAACCGTCCACCGTGGCAGAGCGCCGGGAAATCGCGTCCGCGCTGGAGCAGGGCGGCGGGCTGGTGATCGACGCTGCCAGGCGACGGATTCACTCGCAGACTGGCGATCTGGCTGACAGCCTCCAAACCAGCACCACGGTCGGCAAGTACAAAACCGTCACAACCGTCCACCACGGTGCTGGCGGCGCTCATGACCATCTGGTGGAGTACGGCCATGCGCCGGGCGGCTGGAACAAGGGCGACAAGTACGTTATGCCCCGACCCTACCTTTACCCGGCCTTCGAGGAACAGAAGAAGGCTGCGTATGAAAAGATCAAGAGCGCGGTGGCACAGGTGGTGAAGCATCGGTGAGCACCTATAGCGAACTCAAGGGCATTGTCGAAAGTCTTGGCATCAGCTGCAGCGCGCTGGCGCTGCCACAGGCTACGGCAACTTACGCGATTGTGCGTATGCTCACCCACCAGCCAGAAATGAGCGGTGACGATCAGCCCATCCTCTTTGGCGCATACATGCAGGTGGATCTGTTCACGACTGCCGATGCGGACACCAAGGCACGCATCGTTATGAACGCAGCCATGGCTGATGGCTATCTGTACCGTGGCCGGAGCGACGATTACCTCAATGACCGTCAACATGTAGAAATCAGACTTTTGAAACTGGAGGAAAATCATCCATGAATGAACCCATTATCCTTGGTAAGGTGCTACCAGTCGTAGGCATGCGCGATCTGGTGTATGCGAAGATTCTGTCGGACAGCGTAGACGGTACCGTCTATGACGAGGTGAAGCAGCTGATCGGCGTACAGAGCCTTGGTTTTACACCCAGCAGCAATCAGGCGCAGAGCTTTGGTGACGATGGCACCTTCTGTATCGTCAACGCCAACGGCGACGCGGACGGCGAGGTAGAAGTGAACATTATTCCGCCCGAGATGGAAGTGGACTGGTTTGGCCGGAAGCTGGACGCCAACGGCGCGGTGGTGATGGGCAGCAATGATCACGCCAGCGATATTGCGTTGGGCTTCCGCGCCCGTAAAAGCGACGGGGCCGACAAGCTGGTGTGGTTGTACAAATTCACCCCTTCCTCTCCGGAGAGTTCCTTCAAAGGGCAGGAAGGCAGCAATGTTACCATTCAGAACCGCAAGATCAAGTTCAAGGCGACCCAGCGTTCTTCCGATAAAAACATGAAGATCGCCATCGACAGCAACACCGTTGGCCTCTCGCCTACGGTGGTCGCCAACTGGACAAAGGCTGTTTACGAACCGGCTACCGTGAAAACCCCTGCGTAAATGTTCCTTGAAATGAATACAGGAGATACGTGCCGATACCGGTACGCCTTTCCTGACGATGAGGAGGCTCTCCTGTGAAAATCACACTTCAAATCAAAGGTAAATCCTGCGATTACTTCGCCAGTACGACCGCCCGCAAAGGCCGCGAGGCCTATACCCTCAAAAAGAAAATCGTAACGGTGCTCACGGAAAGCGGCGGCGATTATCCTGATGACCTGATGGACGAAATGACTGGTTTTGTGGTGAAGGCATTTGACAACCAGTTTACCGCGCAGGAGTATCTGGACGGCTATCAGGGGTGGTTCTTCGATGCACAAAAGATCATCGACGCCGTCATGAACGACGTAGCCGATGATCTTGCGGAGGGCTTCCTGATAAAAACCCGCAGCCCCAGACGGCGAAATAGCCGACTGGGGCGATTTCTTTGCGGAAACCTATCTTTCGCTTATGGAGAAGGGTTGGACGATGCCGGAGATTGACGGAATGGATGTGTGCTACTACATCCGGCTGCTGGGGTATTCGCCCAAGTCCAAGAGCAACCATGAACAAACGGCCACTCCGCTGGTAACCGACGAGCATGGCAACAAAGGCTTGTATATCGATCAGTTCGGCATTTTTTAGGAGGTGAGGAACCATGGCGGCGGAGGAGGTTGTAGGCTCGCTTGCGGTCAAGCTGGCGCTATCGTCCGGCAGTTTTGACACGGGTATGAAACGCGTGGGCACGGAGCTGAAGGCCATCGACAGCAGCTTTAAGGCCAGTGCCGCCGAGGCTGCCGCTGCCGGGCAGAAGTACGATACGCTGGGTCAAAAGCAGATTGCTCTTGCTCAAAAGCTTACTGTACAACAATCTGCAACGGTTGCCTATCGCAGTCAGCTGGAGCAGTTGCGCGGGAAAATGACCAGCCTTGGTTCTGCTCAAACTGAGCTGAAGGACAAGGTGTCCGACGCGAAGGTGGCGTATGAGCAGGCAAGGCAGGAACTCAAGGCGCATCAAAAAGCCGGTGATCTCGCTGGGGATGAAATGAAGCAGCTGGCGGATCGTGTTGAGCAGCTGAAAACCGAGTATAAATCCCTGACAGATCAGCAAAAGCAGGTTTCCAGCAACATGGCGACCCTGCAGGGGAAAATCTCCAGCACAGAAGCCGCTTACAACGGCATGCGTACCCAGACCGCCCAGACCCGGCAGGAGCTGAATCGCACTGAGACCGAGATCAAGAAACAGTCCAGTGCATGGGGCAAGCTGGAAGCGGCGGCAGAGAAAACAGAAAAGCGTTTCGGTACAGCCGGAAAATCGCTCAATTCCTTCGGTAATAAGGCGACGATCGGGCTGACCGCGCCGATCACGGCGGGGCTTTATCTGGCTTCTGATGCGGCGCTGGACTTTGAGGATCGGCTGGCAAAGATCGCAACCGTTGCGGATACCAGTAAGAAAAACCTTGCCAGCATCGGCACCGAGCTTTTACAGATCAGCGACGATACCAATACGGCCATCGGCGACCTTTCCGAAGCAGAGTACCAGGCGATCTCCGCTGGCGTTGCCACTTCGCAATCCACGCAGTATATGGGGGTCAGTGCCAAGGCGGCCAAGGGCGGTTTTTCCGATCTGACCACGGCGGTTAATGGCAGTACGTCCGTGCTCAACGCGTGGAATCTCGATGCGAGCGCGGCGACCGATATATACAACAAAATGATCGTAGCCCAGAATCTTGGTAAAACCACGCTGGGCGAGATCGCAGGCAGCATCGGTCTGGTGGCGGCAACCGCAAGCGGCCTGAAGGTCAGTTACGGCGAGGTGCTGGCAGCGTCCGCTGCGATGACCATGGGCGGTATCTCCACCAGCCAGAGCATGACCATGCTCAATCAGGTGCTGGCCAGTGTGCTCAAGCCTTCTGCTGAAGCCAAGAAAACCGCTAAGGAGCTGGGGATTGAGTTCGATGCGACAGCCATCAAGAGCAAAGGGCTGGCGAGATTCATTGCGGATATTGGGGTAAAGGCGAATGGCAACGAGGAGGCGCTTGCCCGGTTGTTTGGCAGCGTCGAAGCCTATAAGGCGGTCGCTTCGCTGGCCGGTGCGCAGAGCGAAACGTTTACCAAGACGCTGGATGCTATGAGTAACAGCGCCGGTGCGGTCGATCAGGCGTTTGAAACGATTAGCAACACACGGGGCAATAAACTGGCTGCGATGTTGAACCGGCTGAAGAACAGCGCGTTGCAGTTTGGCGACACGATGCTTCCGGCCATCGGCAACATTCTGGATAAAGTGGACGGGTTGGTTACAGGGTTGAGCACGCTGGATGATACCGCGCGTACCAACCTTCTGTTTGGAGCCGGAGCACTGGCGCTGGTGGGTCCGACCACCAAGGCGCTGGGCGGCATTGTCAGCACCGTATCCGGTATTGCGAAGCTGGTGACGGTCATCGGGAAGGCCGGAGGGCTGTCCGGCGCGCTGGGTCTGGTGGGTCTGCCGCTGGCGGCGGGCGCTGCCGGGCTTGTGATTTTCAGCTTGATCAGCAAGATCGCGGAAGCGAACAGCGATCAGGCGAAACTCAAAAACCGCATTATCAGCGTTGGCATTGAGCTGGACGATAACAGCAAGGCTGACTTCGACGCGAAGGTGAACGACGTTTTGACCAATACCAAAAAGGTCATGGAAATTCAGGCTAAAGTGGATGTGGAAAAAACCGATCTGGCCAGCGATCTGGAAAGCGCCATCGCGGACGGCAAGCTTACCAAGGGCGAAGGAAACAAGCTCCGTAAAACCATTGATGCCTGGGTGGACGATGCCATTGCCGGTGTGAAAACGGATACCGCGACTAAGGCGGCGGAGATCGCTGCCGCACTGGACGGGATTGCCGGGCTATCCGATGAGAGTAAAACGAAGATCGTTGCAGCTGCTGAAACCAGCGGCGACAAGCAGATTGCCGAGCTTCAGGGCTACCAGACCGAGCTGAACACGCTGCTGGATGCCATGAAAGGGGGTACCGAGAGCATTACCGCCGATAAAATCGCGCGGTATAACGAGCTGCTCACCCTGATTGCCACCATGAAGGGCGAGATCGCCGCTGCCAATGAAGGGCTGGCCGAATACTACAAAGCGCAGCAGGTGTACATCCAAAGCGGAGAGGCTTCTCCGGAGCAGGCGCAGGCTTATACCACGCTAGGCTTGAAAATCGCAGGCAATGATTATGCCACCAAAGAGCAGGCGCGCAAAACCACCATTGCCCAAAAACAGAAAGCGCTGGAGGCTGCGCAGGCAGCGGCGGATGAAACCGGCGATGACAGTGCGGTTGTCATTATCAAGGAAGGCATCACAACCGAGTTCAAGGACGAGGAGCAGGCGAAAAAGGATTATCAGGCTAAGATCGTTGCCATCCTCAACGATGGCGTAACCGCTGCTGCTCAGAGCGTGGAGGGCGGCGAAAACCGTCTGGGCACGCTGCTGGACAACTATGTGAAGCTGGGCTTCCTGAATGGTGTGGACAAGAGTGCCGATATGAGCACCTCCAATCCGGAGTTTCGGACAAAGCTGCAGACGATGCTTGCTGGCCTCATGAAGGTGGATCCTTCGAAGGTGGATGTGGCCAGCATGGTGGAGGACGGAACACTTGACATCCTGCTGGACAAGTATAAAACCGAGCTGGGAAAACAGATCACCGGCGAAATGGAGACCGGCGATTTTAACCCTGTCATGGAAATGCTCAAAAGCTCCATGGATGGCGTGGATTTGAGTCAGGTGGACACCAGCAAGCTGGGTGACAATGTGAAAGGCCTGTTTGCGATGATTGACTTCAAACCCAGCGGTGGTGAGGTTTCCACGGACATCTGGCAGGGCTTGGCGGACGGACTAACGGAAAACTACGGGATTGCAGGCGGCGCGATGGATACCGCCTCCAAAGACCTGATAGCTCAGGTGAAAGCCACATGGGGTATTCAGTCGCCCTCCACGGTCATGAAAGAAATCTATAAAAACGTCATCCTCGGCGGCGCGCAGGGGGTCAATGAAAACATTGGCCTGCTCACAACACCCTTCCAGACGCTTACAACAGAATTCCCGCAGATTGGTCAGTCCATGATGGATGGCCTGATCAGCGGGATACAGTCGCGCTCTGAAACCCTCAAAACGGCGATCCGTAACAGCATCCGCAGGGCGATGGACGCTGCGCAGCTGATTGCCAACAACGGCATCAAGATTCCGGTGCGGCTAACCTATACCGATGCTTCCACCAAAAAACTGAGCCAGCAGATCGGGCTGTAATGGAGGCGATATATGAAAATCCTTTATCTGGGCGACAACGGTGCACAGTTTGTGTGTACCAATACCTCGCCTCCCCTGCCGGAGATCCTGCTGACGGAGCAGGACGGGCTGTTCGGCTATGAAAACAGCGTGTATGTCAGTGACCAAAGCGGACAGGACGGCAGCACCTATGTCGGTTCCAAGCTATCTGCGAGGCGCATCGGCTTGACACTCAAGCTTCTTTCCGACGTGGTGAATGTGCGCAATCAGATCATACGCACGATGAACCCGAAATCGTTAGGCACGCTGCGACTCATACGCGGGTCGCTCACGCGGGACATTCGCTGTGTTGTGGAAAAGGTGAGCGTCAACACCTCGGACGGCTCCATTGTGAATCTGTTCTTTCTCTGCCCCAACCCCTATTGGCGGGAAGAAAGCGAAAGCAGGGTGAACATCGCCACGTGGAAGCCGATGTTTGGCTATCCGCTTACAGTTGAGCAGGGCGTGGGATTTCTGTTTGGTCAGCGTACCGAGGAGCGTGTGATTAACGTGCAAAACCTCGGTACCGCGCCTGCAGGGATGCGGGTGGTGTTCACAGCCCGAAGCGAGGTGATCAACCCCAAGATTGCCAACGCCATGAACCGGGCGCAGTCTATGCTGGTGAAGACCACGCTTCATGACGGCGATATCCTGACGCTTCAGACGGGTGTGGGTGAAAAGAAGGCAACGGTCTACCGGGCGGTGGGCGGCGTGGAGAGCAATGCGTTTAGCCTTTTGGATATCGCAAACATTACCTTCCTGCAGCTTTCGCCCGGGGACAACTATCTGGCTTACAGCGCGGAGAGCGGCGAAAGCGCTTTGACCGTTGCTGTTTTCTATTATTCCTGCTATCTGGAGGTGTGAAAATGCAGCTATGGCTCTATACTCCCTACGACCATATCCCCTGTGGGGTGATCGACAGTTACAGCGGGCTGGGGATTACCCACAAGGCGGTCAAGCCCGGCGCGATTGAGTTTGAGTGTCCGCTGAACGATACCACAAAGCTCATCCGGACGGACGCGCTGCTGTGGCCACAGGGTGATGAAACGGCTTATCTGGTAACCACTTGTGAAAAGCATACGGAGCCTAGCGGCGAAGAGGTGATTACGGTCAAGGGTGCATGCCTGAAATGGCTGCTCAACCAGCGTGTGCTGGCGCTTGCCAAGGTATATCAGGGCAAGTCCGGCGCGGTGATGAACCAAATGCTTACCGGACTTTTTTCGGACAGCAGACGGGCTTTCCCGCGTTTCACGTGGCAGATATCTTCTGCAATGGGCGATGACATCACCATGGAGGCGACAGCGGATGCCTATCTGACCACATTTCAGGCGATCTGTGAGGCTAGCAGCCTGAACATGCAGGTACTATTTCAAAGTACAGAGCGCACGATGGTGCTCACCGTCAGCGCCGGGCATGACCGCAGTGTCGGCAACGCAGCCGGCAATGTGCCCATCCTGTTTGATGAAACACTGGAAACCATCCAGAACATTGAGTACACCGAGAGCATCGCGGACAGCAAAAACGTCATGTACATTTCGGATTCCGACGATACGGTGCTGGAGGTTGGTGAAACCGCCAGCACCGGTTTTCAGCGTTTTGAGGATTGCACGAGCGACAGCGGCGGGAAAGAGGTTACCAACGCGGACGGCAGCACGACCACGCTCACCGATGACCAGTACCGGCAGAAGAAAATCGAGGCGGCACAGAAGGAACTGGACAAAGCGCGCCCGGTGAAGAGCGCCACGGGCGATCTGCCGGGGAGCGAGCAGCTGCTGGCTTACGGTGTGGATTATACCCTCGGGGATGTGGTGACCGTTCGCAAGGCAAGCTGGGCGATGGATGTGAGTGTGCGGATCACCGAGGAAGTCCGGCAGCAGAAAAATGGATTACTCCCCCGGAAACTGACCATTGGCAGCCCGCTCCCCACCATTGCAGAACGCATCAAAATGAGGTGAAACCATGGATATGGATAAATACTATCCCTATAACAGCGTGGGAGGCGACCGGCTGCACGATGCGGATGATCTGGCCAGAATCCTGAAGGCGCTGATCACCACCGGCGTGGCCATGAAGAGTGCGACCGCTCTGCAGGTGCTGGCGGTCGGTGATTTCAACGTGACCGTGAAGGCGGGCACCTGCGTGATTGAAGGCCGGATCGGGGTCAATGGTTCGGACAAGAGCATGACTATAGCCGCTCCCTATGCAGGAGCCGACCGCATCGACCGGATTGTGGTCAGAGCGGGTTACAGCAATCGAAAGACCATCCTGCTTTATATACAGGGCAGCCCCGGCAGCACACCGGTCGCACCTGCGCTCAAGAACGATTCGGACGGCTTCGACATCTCGCTCGCACGGATAGCAGTCAGCCGGACAGCCGCGTCCCTCTCTCAGGCGGTCATTATCGATGAACGTCCGGTCAGCGGCATGGTGGTACCCAGCAACATTGAGGCTTGGATCGCACAGGTGGTTGGTGCGCTGAATGATTACAAGGATCAGCAGCAGAGCAGCTTTTCCGGTTGGCGAACCGCGCGGCAGGCTGATTTCACTACTTGGTTTGCAACCATTCAGAATACGCTTGGTGCGGATGTGGCGGGGAACCTGCTCAACCTGATCACCCAGTACCGTGCCAGGGCAGCGACAGCGACGCTGCTCGCTTCCGGATGGACGTTTAGCGGGACGGTGTACACACAGACGCTGTCAGTCGCTATTGTCCCTGCTAACTGTGTGCTGCATGGCGGGGCGCTCGAAGCGAGTCGAAAGGTCTACACCGAGGCGGATGTCCACATCTCCGCTGCATCGGCTGGATCCGTCACGTTCACTGCCGCCAGTTTGCCAACGGTTGATCTGACGGTCAGTTTGTCTGTATCGGAGGTGAGCGCATGAGTGTAACGATCTTTAATCACGGCGGTGGCGGTGTGGGTGAGCTGGCTATCAGTGTGGTCGGCGGCACTGTGCAGCCGACAGGGGTTTCGGGGCTGATATGGATTAACACTGCAGTCACGATAAACAAGTGGACGGCCTCAGTTGCTGAGCCGTCAAGCCCCGCGACAGGTGACGTATGGATGCAGACGGATGGAGCAAGTTCCAATATTATAAGGCTGCTAAAGAAAACTGGCGCTGTTGCGAATATCAATGTGTTGCGGGTGAAGCAATACAATGGGACTGCGTGGGTATCCCGGGCAGCGTATTATTTCACTGATATTTGGTACCAAATTTCAAACACTTTCAATCCAGCCACGGATATCACCTATACAGGGGCTTCCACTTTGATTGACGACGGAAGTGGTCATTGGCGCATGAAGCTTCTTACAAGTGGTGTACTAACATTCCTTCAAGCACCAGCAACGACGGTTGATTTGTTTATCGCTGGCGGCGGAGCTGGTGGTGCAGGTGGGGTTGGTACCAATCATAACTTCAGTGGCGGTGGTGGTGGTGGTGGGTACACGCGTACGCAACTGGCGATCAGTGGGATTCAGGCTAGCACACCGTATTCAATTGTTATTGGTGCAGGAGGAGCTGGAAGCGCGCCGCAAGCTAGCACTTTTGCGCCTAATAATCCGGGCGGAGCTTCTAGCGCATTTGGGTTCAGTGCTTCTGGAGGCGCAAGTATCAACGGTGGTTCTGGAGGCGGGTGCCAAATGTTCCAGGGCGTTGGCGGAAGTGGTGCCAGTAATGGTGGTATGGCTGCGAATCAAATTTCTGGAGCTGGTACACATTATGGAGGCACCGGGCAAGGAACAACGACGAAAGAGTTTGGAGAGACTACTGGTGCTCTTTATTGTGGTGGTGGCGGTGGTGGCACCGCAGGAAGCGGAGCTGGTGCTGTAGGCGGCGCAGGCGGTGGCGCGAATGGCGGTGCTGATTCCGTATCTGGTTCTAGCGCTTCTGCAAATACTGGCGGTGGTGGCGGAGGAGGCGGTACATATTCTGGTGCAGGTGGAAATGGTGGCTCGGGTATTGTTG